GCCCTGACCTCTACGAAATGCGCCCTCACTGGGAGATTCGATAATGGCCCAAATCAACCTAACCGTTGTCATCAGTGATTCAGACTACCAGCGACTTCTCACCGCGGCGCGCTGGGTATTCGGAACTGACAAGACTGAGGCTGAAATCGTTGAAGCTATCCGCCAGCATGGCATCCAGCTCATGCGAGAACTGGTCCGCAACTACGAGCGCAAGATCGCACTTGCGGCCGCCGAGGCGCTTAACCCGCAGATTGAGGTGTCGTAATGGCTGATAACGTAGCAGTAACAGCCGGTACTGGCACCAACATTGCCACCGATGACATCTCCAATACAAACAACCACTATCAGCGGGTGAAGATTTCTGACGGCACCGCGGACAGTGTTGTTCATCTGAAAATAGTGGCGGAAGACGCGGCTAGTGCTGACGCCGATACCGGCATCATTCCGATGGTAGTTCGGCGTGCCACCCCGGTAAACTCGTCAAATGCTGACGGTGATTACGAAACCCTGCAGATGAACAACGGTGCTCTGTGGGTTTCGCCCCTCGGCTTCGCTGTTTCAGTTTCCGTCGATGTAACGCGTCCTGCGGACGTCATTGCCTATGCCGTTAACGACGCGATGTCAAACTCCACAAGCGCCCCAACTTCCGGCGGCTTCACACTTACAAACATCGCGCGTAAGTCCGGCGGCTCGGTACTGATTACCGACATTATCTTCGCCTCCAGCAACGATCCGGCCACTCCGTTGCAGGGAGAACTTTTCCTCTTCAACACAGCCGTTACAAACATAAACGACAACACCGCCTTTGCGGTATCGGATGCGGAAATTAAAACCTGCGTCGGACGCGTGAGCTTCGCTTTGGAAGACGTAGGTAACAACGATTTTTTCCACGCACAGAATCTCAACATCACCGCCACATGCGTCGGTTCCGCCAACCTTCGTTTTCTCCTCCGCGTCAAGAACGCCTACACCCCGGCCTCGGCTGAAGTCATAACTGTTGTTGTCAAAGCAATTCAGTTGGATTAAAGATGAATTTTCTGCAACGAGCATTACTCGGCGCACTGCTTTCACAGGAAGAAACTCCACGCATTGTGGATTCTTCCACTGCAACTTACACAGTATTACCTGGCACATTTGATCTTCCCCGCCGGAGGGAATCCGGCATTCTTCTCCTTGTTTTCATTTTCGGTAATACCGACGCTGGTTATGCTCTGCCCTCCGGCTGGACATCACTTGCATTGACGACAACCAATAATACAATGCGAATTGCCTATCGCTTCTGTGATGGCAGTGAGGCATCAACAATATCAATAGCCCAAATAAGTGGCGGTAACAACACCGGAGTTATCTGTCTCTCGATCGCAAACGCAGTATCAAACCGTCCACCTGTTATTTCCGCTAACGTTAGTGGAACTGTCATTTCCACCATCGATCCTGCGGTTGTTACAATGACAGTGCCTTTCGGTTCTCCTCTTTTCATTTCCTTTGTCGCTACCGGCGTGGTGACAGTCACACAATACCCGATAGGATTTTCAACTCGAAATTTATTCTCCGTTGCTCCTACCAATTTCGTCGGTTACTTGGTTGCAGAAAACATCGGGCTTGGCGCTATGGACCCAGGGGCTTGGACATTTAGCGCCACCGGCACGCTCAGTACATTCACCATTGGTATCCCTGGGCAATAAATGATAATCATCCTTTTCAGCGGTAAGTTAAACTACACCATCGTAGCGACTGGTACTAGCTTTGCTGTGACCGGAAGTGTAGCAAATACGCTGCGCGGAAGATATGTAGTGGCCTCTGCTGCATCATACGCTCTCACCGCCACAGACGCGGCGCTGAAAGACAACAAACGCCTCATCGCAGATACAATTTCATTTTCTCTTTCTGGCACTGATGCTTTCTTCCCCTCCGGCCGCAGGGTAATAGCAACGGCAGGAACACTCGCGCTCACCGAAGCTGCAGCAACATTACGCCAGGCGCGAAGGATCGTCGCTAATTCAGCTTCCTTTGCCGTAACCGAAACTGCCGCAACGCCAAAGTGGAACCGTAAGATTGTTGCGAGTGGAAACTCCTATGTCCTCTCCGCTACCGCAGCAAACTTCCTTTCCGGTCGTCGAGTAATCGCAAATGGCGCAACGTTCACTCTCACCGGTACTGCCGCGGGCCTTGTTTACAGCGGTAACGCCCGCAGCATCACGGCAGACTCCGCTACATTTACTCTTAATGGAACCGCAGCAAATTTAAAGTTCAACCGTAAGATTGTAATGAGTGGAAACTCTTACGTTCTTTCCGGCAGCGCGGCAAATCTATCCATCGCGGGAAAACTTATCCCGGCGCTTCCGGCATCTTTCGCCGTGACTGAGACCGCAGCAAACTTCTTCCGCGGCCTCAAGACAATTGCCGCCGCAACAGCATTGGCAGTAATCGAAACCGCAGCAAATCTTAAACATAACGATATTCTTACCCTTGATCCCATCGGCATTGGCTGGTCAACTGACGACGTTGTGTTGACTAAGGGCGGAAAGGTACTGATCGCACAGGCGGCGACATTCACATTGAACGGTACTGTTGCTAACCTCCGCCGCGGCAGAGGTTTCATTGCCGGGAGTGGAAGCTACGCTGTTTCCGGTACAGCTGCACTATTCCCACGCAATCGCCGCATAACCGCCCTAACGACGAACTTCGCCATTAACGAAGCGCCGTTGCTTTTCAAGCGTAACCGCAGGCTTCCTGCACTTACGACAAACTACGACATCATTTCGCCCGTCCTCAACCTTTACAAACTCCCTCCAAAGACCAACGACGTAACTGCGATCTACGGAAAGGGCAAAGGCAAGAAGAGGTTCTGGCGCGCAGTCAACGCGAGGGATTTAAGAAATAAATTCACGTTAGAGGATTGATATGGTTAGTTCTTTCTGCGAACCACCCATATTGACACGTTTCGAGAAAAGTGTTACAGCGGCAATATGAGCTACGGATTGGAAACCATACAATACGGCGGTAGGATCAGGAAGGCCCCAACGGCAACCTTCGATCGCGCAATCGTGGTTGAAGACCTGGAGATGTTACAAATGGACCGCGCCCCGAAGTTGGAAAAACAACGGACTCCCCTGCGTATGCTTTCCGAGCGTCATCGCAACCTTGCGCGGCTGTTGGGCAGTGGCATGACGAATGATGAGGCCGCGGTTGTAACTGGTTACACGCCATCAACAATCTCTCACCTCCGCACCGATCCTGCGATGATTAACCTGATCAAGCACTATGGGCAGGAGCGTGACCTCGCGCAGATCGAATCGAATGAAAAGATGGCTCAACTTACCTCGACCATTCTCGACCATCTTCAGGATCGTTTCGAAGACCCTGATGCCGTGGCAAAGATGACTGAGGGCCAGCTTCTCCACGCGCTCGAAGTCGTCGCCGATCGTTCTGGTCTCGGGCCTTCGTCAAAATCTGAGGTGCAAGTGAACGTGAACATCGCCTCGCGGCTTGAGGCGGCACGAAAGCGCGTTCAGGCTCACATGATCGATGTGAAAGCGGTGGAAGTTAAGTAATGGACCTCATAGAGGAACTTGCTACCTTTAGTTCCGATCCTCTCGGATTTGTTCTATTTGCCTTCCCGTGGGGGGAACCCGGCGAACTTGAACGCGCGACTGGACCGGAACTGTGGCAGCGGGAACTTCTTGAGGACCTGGGGCGAGGCGTGATTGATCTGGCGACAGCAATCCGCCTCGCCACCACTTCAGGCCACGGCATAGGTAAATCTGCCCTTGTGTCGTGGCTGATCCTGTGGGGCATCTCGACGTATGAAGATACGATTGGAGTTGTCACTGCGAATACCGAAACACAGTTGAAAACCAAAACGTGGGCACAGCTTGCGAAGTGGTATCGATTGTTCATCGGTAAAGACCTCTTCATCATGACAGCGACGAAGCTTTATTCCGCCGATCCCGCGCACGAAAACACCTGGCGCATGGACATGGTGCCTTGGTCCGAGCGCAACACCGAGGCCTTTGCCGGTCTTCACAACAAGGGCAAGCGCATCCTTCTGATCTTCGACGAAGCTTCGGCTATCCCTGATGTGATTTGGGAAGTTTCCGAGGGCGCTCTCACCGACTCCGATACTCAAATCATTTGGGCAGTCTTCGGCAACCCAACCCGAAATAAGGGAAGGTTTCGTGATTGCTTCGGCTCTGGAAAGTTCGCACACCGCTGGAAATCTCGGGCGGTTGATTCCCGCGAAGTTTCTCTCACGGATAAAAAGCAAATAGCGGAGTGGATAAAGGATTATGGCGAAGACAGCGATTTTGTTCGCGTTCGTGTTCGGGGTATATTCCCTCGGGTCGATAGTGAAAGCTTCATTAGCTTTGAACTTGCAACTGAGGCTGCTACTCGGACAGTGGAACCCTCTGTCGATCCAATCATCATTGGAGTTGACGTTGGCCGCTTTGGTGATGACCCGACTGTGATCTATCCTCGAAAAGGCAGGGACGCGGTTAGCTTCTCGCCTGAGGTTCTTTTCCAGGCCGACACCATGCACACGGCGGCAAGAGTAGCCGCGGTTTATCTTAGCCTTCATGCCGCAATGGTCATGGTCGACTCTGGCGGTGTCGGCGGTGGTGTAGTGGATAGGTTGCGTCAGCTTCGTATCCCTGTGATGGAAGTTGATTTTGGTTCCGCTGCTGATGGCGGTGATCCCAACGATGGCACTAAGTACGCTAACAAACGTGCTGAGATTTGGGGCAAGATGCGGGAGTGGCTAAAGATCGGTTCCATCCCTCCCCGTATTCACGGTCTCGAAGATTCTCTCGTCGATGAACTTACCGGCCCTAATTATGGCCTCAACAATAACGAGGCTATCCAACTTGAATCCAAAAAGGAGATGCGTAAGCGCGGAGTTAAGTCTCCAAACGTCGCCGATGCGCTCGCGTGTACTTTCGCCTTCCCAGTCTACGTTCCAACCTACGAAGACTCTCGCCTTCCGCCTTCTCACACTCCCGATTATAACCCCTATGCGCAGGAGATGATGCTCCAATGACACCCAAAGTTCAGACGCCGAAGCCGCCCCCGCCGCCGAAGCTGCCGCAAAGTCCAGTCGATTCTGCGATAAGTTTCGCAAAGCCGGACAACACCGCCACGGCTTTTTCATCCCTAATCAGTACCTCTCCGTCGGGACTGAAGAAGCAGGCCCTTGGCGCGAAGAAGACCCTTCTCGGAGGCGCGAAGTAAATGGACATTAAGGAGGACTTTCACAAAAGGCTCGTCTCATCGCTGGAAGCCCTCCGCACCGATCGTCTTCCGTGGTGGCAGGTCTGGCGCGAAATCGCCATGTACTACATTCCGAAGCGATACATCTGGCTTGCGTCGAAAACCGAGCGTAAGGATTATGTCGGCAAAAACGGCAACATCCTTGACGGCAGCGGCACAAAGGCAGGGCGTATTCTTGCCGCGGGTATGATGAACGGTGTCACCTCACCGTCGAGGCCGTGGTTCAAACTTCGCATTCCCGGCATGGACGATGACGCAGAACTCGAAGTCCGTATGTGGCTCGACGAGGTGGAACGCCGAATGCTTCAGGTCATGGCCGAGAGCAACTTCTACAATGCCCTCGCCCTTCTCTACATCGACCTTGTGTTCTTCGGCACAGGCGCAATGCTGATCTACGAAGATTACGTCTCAGTGATCCGCTGCTACAATAACGCCCTCGGCGAATATTATCTCGGCCAGGACGATCGCCTAATGGTCAATCGTTTCGCGCGCGAGTTTAGTCTGAAGGTCGGCCAACTTGTTTCGAAGTTCGGCAAAGAGAATTGTTCGCAGACAGTTCAAAACCTCTACGATCGCGGGCAGCATCTCGAGGACATCGAAATCTGTCACATGATTGAGCCGAACGTCGGTCCTTACTATCCGACGCCAAAGACGTTTGAGTTCCGTGAGACTTATTGGGAACGCGGAGCGCAGCAGGGCAAAGTCCTCTATTGTGGTGGCTATCATGAAATTCCTGGATTGTTCCCTCGGTGGGAAATCACCGCAAACGATGCTTACGGCACGTCGCCAGGCATGGATGCGTTGGGCGATGTCATCCAGCTCCAGCACGAAACGAAACGCAAAGGCCAGTCCCTCGATTACATGGTCCGTCCTCCGATGGTCTTGGACATCCAGCTCCAGCATCGGCCTACGGCTCTTCTTCCTGGAGGCCAGACTTTTGTCTCAGGCGTTAATAGCGCAGGAGCGAAGCCGGCATATGAGGTCCGTCCGCCGATCGCGGAACTGAGTGCGGATATTCGTGACGTTCAGACTCGGATCAGGGAAATCTTCCACAACGATCTATTCCAGATGATTTCGCAGCTCGAAACCGTCCGTACGGCTACCGAGATCGATGCTCGGCGAGAAGAAAAACTCGTTCAGCTTGGTCCGGTGCTGGAACGGTTCGAAAACGAAGCTCTCGATCCAGCGATCAAGCGCATTTACTCAATCATGGTCCGCAAGAACCTCTTGCCTGAACCTCCTCCCGCGCTCGAAAACGTGCAATTGGAAGTCCAGTACGTCTCGATCCTCGCCTCCGCACAGTCCGCTGTGGGCGTCATCCCGACTGAACGGTTCCTTCAGCTCGTGGGTAGTCTTGCCGCCGTGTACGAAGATGCTCCTCTCATTCCGAACGTCGAGGAACTTCTCCGTGATTACGCGAGGGACATCGGCGTCAAGGCGAAGGGCCTCAACTCGCGCGACCAAGTGGCACAGACCAAACAGGCAAGGGATCAGGAAAAGCAGATGGCACAGGCCGCTGCCGTCGCTCCACCCGCCGCCGATGCAGCGAAACTTCTTTCCGAAACCGATGTCGGCGGAGGCGCGAATGCACTCCAGCAGATGATGGGAGGATAGGGTATGGCTCCTTGCATTCATCTCCAAAGTATGTCATGGTGCGGCAATGGATGAAAAAGCCGAAAAGCGACACAACCAGCGCCTTGCCCTTCATGAGCGTCAGGCCAAGTTGCGTCGTGATCAGTTCGTCATCGCAGCCGTTACCACTCGCGAGGGCCGGGAATATCTTTATTGGCTCCTAGAACTCGCTCGGATGGGAAGGAACCCTTATTCCGGCAATGCCCTTTCCACCGCCTTCGCGTGTGGAGAGCTGAACGTGGGACAGCAGGTACAAGCCCACATCATCGAAGTCGCGCCCAACGCATTTTTGAAAATGTTGGCCGAAAAAGAAGAGGAACGACTGAATGTCAACCGATCCGACACCAGCACCGGCACCAACCCCGAGTCCGACTCCAGCGCCGACTCCGACGCCTGAGCCGACTCCTGCCCCCACGCCGGAGCCAGCACCAAAGCCCGCCGAGGAACCGAAGCCTCCGGCGGCCGATCCCGCTCTCGACACGAAGGCCAACCCCTTCAAGGTCGATGAAATCAAATTCAGCAGCGCTGACATCGCCGTCGATCCTGCGGTCGCCGGTGAGTTCGCTGCTATCGTGAATGAGCATGGCATCTCACGTGATGTGGTTGCCAAGCTTGTATCCCTGCAGGAAAAAACCATGGCTGCGACCTCGGAAGCGGGTAGTCAGGCCTGGGCGAAAACTCAGGAACAGTGGGCGAAAGACGTGCAGAACGATCCCGAAATCGGCGGTCAGAACCTGGCCCCGACGATGGGAAAGATCGGGCAGTTGCTCGACACTTACGGTACGGCTGAACTCCGTCAGGCGTTCGACCTTACCGGTGCCGGAAACAACCCTCATGTCGTTCGCTTCATGAGTAAGGTAGCCAATGTCCTCACCGAGTCAGGGTTCATTTCCGCGAACCTTGCCCCGACTGGGGATCGGTCTGCCGCCGAAACCCTCTACCCCAACCAAGGCAAAGCCTAAGGAGATTGAATTATGGCGGTTCTTGCTGTCACTAATCCGACCCTTCTCGACCTGGCCCGTATGACGGACCCTGACGGGAAGATCGCTACCATCGTGGAGATTCTCAATCAGACGAACGAGATTCTTGAAGACATGACCTGGCTCGAGGGCAACCTCCCGACCGGCCATCGCACCACGATCCGCACTGGCATTCCGCAGCCCACCTGGCGCAAGCTTTACGGCGGCGTTCAGCCCAATAAGGGCACCACGGCCCAGGTTACCGACTCGTGCGGCATGCTTGAAGCCTATGCGGAAGTCGACGTTGCCCTCGCCGATCTGAATGGCAACACCGCGGAGTTCCGACTCCAGGAAGATCGGACGCATCTTGAAGGCATGAACCAGACGGTGGCCTCGGCCCTGTTCTACGCGAACGAAGCAACGGCTCCCGAGACCTTCACCGGTCTTGCTCCCCGTTTCAATTCTTCGGCTGCAGCGAACGGCGAGAACATCATCAAGGGTGATGGCGCGGGCACGGACAACACCTCGATCTGGCTGGTCGTGTGGGGTCCGAACACTGTCCACGGCATCGTCCCGAAGGGTTCGAAGGCGGGCTTCAAGATGGAAGACAAGGGACGCTGCACCATCGAAAACGTCGATGGAGCCGGCGGTCGCATGGAAGCATATCGTTCGCACTATCGTTGGGACTGCGGTCTCAGCGTTCGTGACTGGCGCTATGTCGTCCGCATCTGCAACATCGACAAGTCCAATCTGACGAAGAACGCCGCCAGCGGTTCTGACCTGATCGACCTGATGACCCAGGCAATCGAGATGATTCCCTCGATCGGCATGGGCCGTCCGGTCTTCTACGCCAGCCGCATGATCCGTTCATTCCTGCGTCGTCAGGTCGTGAACAAGATCGGCAACTCCACCCTGACGATGGATCAGGTTCCCGGCAAGAAGATCGTGACCTTCGATGGCATCCCCATCAAGCGCTGCGATGCCCTCGCCGCCGACGAATCCCTCGTGACGTAAGCGAAAGGAACAGGACAATGATTCTCGACGAACGCACGGAACTCGCGGACGCCAACTCGGTTGCGCTTGCAGCTGGTACGACGGTCCTAGGCGATGTGATCGACCTCTCTCTGGTCAATCCCTACGATCTTGGCCTGGGCGAAGACATCTGGATGATCCTCCAGACCGATACCTCGATCATCACTGGCGGTGTAGCCGGTACGATCCAGTTCTCGGTGGTGTCGGACGCTCTCACGACCCTCGGCGGCGCAACGGTGGCGGGCTGTACGCTTCACGCGCAGACTGCGGCACTCGTTACCGGTGGTTCGGCCTCTGGTGTACTTGTTGCGGGACAGACGATCCTCGCAATTAAGCTCCCGGCGGGCGCGAACTACGAACGCTATCTCGGCGTTCTGGTCACAGTGGGCACCACCACGACGACTGCCGGCAAGGTCAACGCCTTCATCACGCGTGACTATGCTCGCTGGCTGCCTCTCGCTGATGCGGTGAACTAATGATTGTCAAGCTCAGACGTGACCTTTTCATCGACGGCAGTTTTTTCAAGGCGTCGCGGTGGGGAACGGAGGTGCCTGACGAAATCAATGGTCTCCCCGTTGTGGCGCATTCGGACAAGGATAAGGTGACGCCCTCCTGGGCGTTGCCGAAAGACGCCGAAATCCTCTCTGCGCCACTCCCACGCAAAAGCACTAAGGACGAACCGCTCGCCCTTAGTCAGGTGGTCAAGAAAGCCGCCGCGCCGAAGTCCTTCGTGGACGTGATGAAAGACACAGACTAAGGGAGATTGGTGCCAATGGCCCAGGACTTGGTTACACTTTACAACCTTGCCTTGAGTGCCGTTGGCACCAGAGGACGTGTATCCTCCCCTGATGAAGACAGCCGCGAAGCGCAGTTGTGTCGGCAGTGGTATCCCACTGTACGGGACATTGCGCTTCGTTCGGCTCATTGGGCCAGTTGCCGCAGCGTGACCTCGCTCTCAATCGACGCACAAATCACGGAAGGAACAGACTGGACCGAAGGTGCGCCTGAGCCGCCGTGGCTTTTCCGTTACAACCTGCCGGTTGATTTCCTCTACCCTCGTTGGTTCACCTCGTATGAAAATTTCGAGATGACGCAGAGCGGCAATGTGATTAAGTTGCTTTCGAACGCCGAGGAACCCATCCTCGTCTACACCAAGCGCCAGGAAATTCCGGCTGCATGGGACGTGGACCTCTATAACGCAATCACAATGGCCCTTGCCGGATCGATCGCAATGCCCCTGCACGGCAAAGCCGACCGCGCAAAGAATGCGATGGAAGAAGCCAACTACGCAATCACGCGCGCCCGTATTCAGCAGGCCAACCAGAATATGAATCCGCAAGACTCCGTGCCCGATTGGCTCCTCGCGCGCGGCGTAACGCAGACAATTAGCTGGAGTCAGTTCATCTACAACTTTGGTCCCCTGTTCAGCACGACGGCACTGGCATGACAGTTGATCTTATCAAGTTTGGCTTCGTTGCGGGAGAGGTTGCACCGAGTTACTACGGGCGCGCCGATCTCGAAAAGTTTGATTTAGCTCTTGCTGAGGCCGAGAATTGGTTCGTCGATTACCACGGCGGGCTGTCGAATGTGCAGGGAACTCATTTCGTTGATTTTGTTCAGTACGACACATTTCCTGTGAAGTGCTTTCCTTTTCGTTTCTCCGACACTGTAGCCAACAAGTACGTCATCCTTCTCGGCAAAAACTACATTCGTTTCATTCAGGATGGCGCCTATGTGCTGGAGTCGGCTTTTGCGGTAACTGCGGTTACAAAAGGCAGTACCACGCTGATTACTATTCCCGGCCACAACTTTGTCAATGACGAATGGATTCAGGTTCTCACCACTGGTGAGATGACTGAACTTGTCAACAGGACTTGTCAGGTTGAAGTTGTTTCCTCGACACAAATCTATCTGCGCGACACCTTCGGCAATCACATTGATTCAACCGCATTCACAACCTACATTTCGGGAATGACCGTTGCGCGCATCTACACTCTCACGCACGCATATTTGACGAGTGACATTTCTGACATTAAGGCACATCAAATCCGCGATGTAGTACGATTAACGCATAAGGATTATGTCACGCTCAATCTTAAGCGCATTGATAATGCGAACTGGACGTTGGTCGCAGAAGATTTTACTAATACAGTTCCGCGCACAAATATAACCTCGTACTTTAGCGCGGGAACAGGTTCCTATTATTGCCCTGCCTATGTCGTAACTGTGGTCGATACTTCTGGGCGTGAAAGCCTTCAAAGCGATTTTGAATTCACTAACACTTTGCCAAACGTTGATGGCGATAGTACGGCATCTTGCACGATCAGATTTACTGAAGTTACTGGCGCGGCTTACTACAACATTTATCGTACGCGCATGAACTACATGACTAATGTAAACAATCCTGCGACTTGGAATACTAATCGCGGTTTCCAGGTTGGGTACATTGGGCAATCTCCGGGCGCTACGTTCACGGATACTGGGATTACACCTGACTTTACTCGCACACCACCAAGGAATGTAAATCCGCTCGCGAAAGGCGCGATTAGGTATATTGATGTTCTAACGTCAGGTTCTTTTGCCCGTGATGTGACGATGACAGTTACCGATGCCACAGGCTCCGGTTTCATCGGTTATCCAATTGTGCATGTTGGAAATAACGTGAATACTGGTGCCATTGTTGGTTTCTTAATCCTCGATGGAGGTAAAAACTATACTAACCCAACGATCACAATTAGTGCCGCTGGCACATTTACTTACGCTGTGGACCTTAGTGATAGTACTGGGCTTGATCCTTCGGTTAGCACCGTGTATCAGCAGAGACAAATTTACGCAGGGTCGGAAAATAATCCACTGACTATCTATGGCTCAAAGCCCGGAAATCTTTCTGACTTCTCTGAATCTTCAATCCTTGTCGCTAGTGACTCCTTCGCGCATGAAATCGACTCCGAAGATTTCTCGCCCATTCGCCACGCCATCCCAACGCGCGGCGGACTTCTCCTTATGTCCTCTGGCGGTATCTGGCTGATGTCAGGTTCCTCCGGCAACGCCATCACAGCCACTGATGTTCAAGCTGATCTAAACGTCTTCACCGGTGTAAGTAAGGTCGATCCGCTGAAGATCGACACTGACATTCTCTATACAACTGCGACTGGCGGCAGAGTAAATTCGTTGGCTTATGCCGACAATTATAAACTCTACGCCCCGACCGATGTTTCTATCCTCGCTAATCATTTGATATCGAAAAACAAAATCATCCGTTGGACTTATGCCGACGAACCGCACAGGCTTATCTACGCCGTGCGTGACGATGGCGTGATGCTGCTGTTCACGATGATTAAGGATCAGGAAGTCTACGCCTGGACTCGGCGCGTGACTCGCGGACAGTACCTTGATGTTGTAAGTTTTGATGGCGAAGGTGACAGTGATGTCTACTTCGTCGTTCGCCGCAAGATCAACGGGCAGTACCGCAAAGTGATCGAACGCCTGGCGGATCGTGCATTCGATACGCATGAAGATGTGATGTTCCTCGACTGTGCTCTGTCTCTCACGAAGACTTATCCAGAATATAACCTTGACGTGATGGAAGCAACAGGTGCCGATGTCAACGTCATAGCTGATGGTGCGGTTTTTGATTCGACCTCGGTTGGAAAAATTCTGCGGTTTGGAAATGGAAAGGCGCGGGTCACTTCGGTTAATGATCCAACCTCAGCCCAGGTCAAGATCATCCGTGACTTCGATCTTCTCCTTCATTATGATAACGTCCCTCGGCAAGCAATGGCGGGTGAATGGACTCTTGACGCAGAGGTTTCAACGGTCTCTGGTCTCTATCATCTTGAAGGTCTGATTGTGACTGTGGTGGCGGATGGGACTGTAATCAAAAATGTCACCGTTACAGGTGGGAGCATTACCCTTCCGCAACCAGCCTCGCGCGTTAGCGTCGGTATTCCCTACAAGTCCGTCGCCCGTAACCTTCCTCTCAACATGCCTTCCGCCATTATCGAGAATAAACGCAAGCGTATTCCTTCCCTCGCTATGCGTCTTCTCGACACCAAGGGATTACGCGTAGGCAACAACCTCGACGAACTTTACTCCCCCCGCACGGCCTCTTCCGCAGTTCTCGGCGACGCAGGTCCGCTTTATTCTGGCATTACTCACCTGATGGTGGAACCAATTTGGTCGGACGAGGGGCAGAATTACTTTGTGCAAGAAAACCCTCTGCCGGTTACAATCCTCGGCTACATCTTGGATGCTGACATTGGCGACAGTTAAAGTTAAAAAGGTGAAGGAAATCACCAATGAAATTGTTACGTCCTTCGGTGCTCACGCGCAGGGGGAGTGGCAGCTTATCGCTCCGCACGCAAAGTTTCTTTACGAAGTAACTCGCCGATTGTGGGTTCTTTCAGTTCAGGATGAACCTGCATGTGTGATCGGGCTGAAACACAACACTTTGCTTGGGGCTGGAACTGAAATCTACTTCATGCTCTGCAAAAAGTTTAATTCCCACATGAGGCCGCTTTCTCGCTTTATCCGTCGTGCCCTTCGCCGGCTTGTCAAAGTCTTTGGAAGTGTGACTGTGAAGATCGATCAGGACTTTTGGGTTGGGGAAAAGTTCGTGAAGTTTTTCGGCTTCCAGTGTCAGGGCAAAGTCTGTTCAACTCAAACCGCCAGCTATAATCTTTTTGAATTGAGGGCATCATGGCTGTAGCAGCAGCACTTCCTTTATTGATTCAGGCCGCTCCCGCGATCATTGGCGCAGCTGGTTCTGTTGCCGGTGGAGTGATGGCGCAGTCTCAGGCTAACTATCAGGCCGAGGTCGCAAAGAACAATGCAAAGCTGGCGACGGAAAATGCAGCGCGCGCTACGGTACGCGGTGGCATCGAAGCGCAGATGCAGGACTTACAGAACTCCCAGGTAATCGGGCAGCAGACGGTGGATCAAGCTGCTTCGGGTGTGGCAGTATCTGGCCGTTCGCAGTTGCGTGCCCGTAACGCTACGCGACTCATCGCTGCCGGTGATCGTCAGACTATCATGGAAAATGCCAACATCGACAACTATAATTATCTGGTTGAGGCGACAAGTCTAAAAGCCGAGGCAAAGGCGAAGCGCATGGAAGGTCGTGCGGCTATGATCGGTGGACTGATTGGTGCCGCGGGAAGCCTGGCGGAGGGTTATGCGGGGTATAAAAGTAGCCTTGTAGGTGGCGCGACATCAACGGTAAAGCCTCCTATCCCGCGCTTGCGTCCATCACCTGGGGCGCCAATTCCGCGCCTCCGGCCTACCATGCCGTCAATCGGATACAACACTTTGCTCCGCAGCAAGTACACCGGAGGTCACTGAAATGAAAGTTACCGAAACACAATTTCAGGTCGGTAAGTCTCGTCAGGGGTTAGTCGGTGTTCAGGCCACGGGCGCGAATCTTCAGCCCATCGCTCAGGGAGTGAGTGATTTCGGCAATAGTCTCGCGCGTGTGGCAGCCGAACAAAAGGCCAAAGACGAACAGATGAAGCGGTTTAAGGCTACTGCGTCGCTGGTTGATTACAACACTCAGGTTGATCTTGAACAGGATCAATTTCGAAAGCAAGCTGCGCCTGACGATACTGCTTTCGCCATGAAGGCGGTTGATCTGTATGTCAATAAGGAAGCGGACTTTCTCAAGACTCTCCCGCCGGACCTTCAGGAAGAATTCAAGGTTCGTGTGGCGGATACTCGCCAGCGTGTGACACTGAATGCGTATGATTTTCAAGATAAGCAACTTACTAATTATTACACCGGCGAGGTAAATAAGCGCGGAGAATTGGCTGCAGCGGACCTCGCGAAGAATCCTGACGCCGTAGAAACCTGGCGTGCTGATCTGACGCAGATGATCGCGCGCTCGGATATGTCCAAGACTGCACAGATTGAATTGAAGCAAAAGGTTGATGAATTTCTCGAAACCTCTGCCTATCGTTCCAAGACGCGGGAAAACCGCCTGACCGACGCGCAATACGCCGATGACCTTGTTACGGCTACGCGACAGGCAGCCTACACGCTTGGTGCTGATCCGATCGATCTGTTGACTGTGATGTCGTTTGAGACTGGCGGTACATTCTCTACCGGGCAGAAGGGCGGTGCGGGCGGAAGGCATATCGGACTGATTCAGTTCGGACCAGAGGAAGCTAAGAAGTACGGTGTGCATGAGGGACAGACCGTAGCGGAACAAATGCAGTCTGTTGTCGCGTATCTCAAGGATCGCGGCTACAAGCCAGGCATGAATTTGATGGACCTCTATTCGACCATCAATGCCGGTAAACCGGGGCTGTACGCAGCAAGTGATGCTAAGAACGGCGGAACGCCTGGCACTGTTGCCGATAAAGTCAACAACCAGATGGCCGAGCATCGAGCCAATGCAATCAAGATGCTCGATGGAAAGTACGTCATCCCCGACCAGCTTGATAACGATCCTCGTTTCGCCAACGTCCCCTATGAAGCTCGTATTGCGGCAAGGAACGACACGAATACTGAAGTCAATCAGATGATGGCTCAGATGAAGGAGGAACGCAAGGCAAAGACCGATGCGTTTAACAACGAACTCTATAAGCAGCTTGAGTATGGTCCGCTTGGAAACGGTAACAAACTGATCGATGATGCACTGGCTGCAGGGTATTTAACGGATTACAACGACCTTCATCGTGCGACCGAAATCGTCAAGACGAGGGAGAAAGAAGTAGAGTCGCAGAGCTTATTCTTCGATAAGCTGGCAAAGCATCAGCCGCTTGATTACACTGACTCTGACAACAAAAAGAATATGAATAAGCTGTTTGGGCAGCAGGGACTCGATGCGCTGAATAACCGCGATGAAGGTTATGTGAATGGCACACTTGCGCCGCTGTTCAAAGATACGCAGATGATTCCGCCTGATGCGCTCGGACAGTTTGATGCACTGGCACGGAGCAACGACGGGCGACAGGTGCTTTATTCGATGAAGGCACTCGGAACGCTCGAAAGCGTTAACCCGGATGCCTATGCGGTGCAGGTGAATGAAGGACTGCGGGCGAAGGTTGATCGCTTCAATAGTCTGAATGGTAAGGTTTCCGAAGAGGAACTTCTTGCTTCCATCCGCGGACCTCGCACAATTGAAGAACGAAACGCCGTGGCTTCGCGCAGGGAAGAAATCAAGAAGATCATCACTAGTCCTCGCAGCCCTGTATCATTCGACAGTGTTAGCGAAGCTTTCGGCGGTGCGGCAATTCCTGACGGCGTTCAGGGTGATGCTATGCGGAATGACTGGCAGAGCATCTTGATTGAAAAGTACGCCAGCGGCGGTGTGCTGACTGTGGAAGAAGCGAACGCCGAGACTGTGAAAGAATTCCAGCGGCGTTATGGTGTGAGCAATATTGGCGGGCCTGTTGTTATGAGGCATCCGCCGGAAATGTTTGAGAAGGACTCTGCGGGCGATAAGTCCTGGATGGAAGTGCAGCTTCGCGGTGAGACCGGAATTGCGCCGGATGAAAAGCCGCTGCTTATTCCTGATATGCAGACGGAGTATGAAGTCAATCAAGGTAAGAAACCAAGCTATCAAGTTTGGACAGTTAAGAATGGTCATGTAACACAACTAAAAAAAGCACCGCCCGCCGGATGGGAACAGACTGGCTATCGGTTTGGTGCGCCGCCTCCGGCCGAACCCCTGCGTTTTCAATTTGAGCAGACGCAGCAAAACAAAGAGGCAAATGATGCTCACACTATGTACCAGAATAAGGAAGCAGAACTGGCGCATATCCGTGAACTGACCATGCCCTATCCGTTTGGAAAGGCCGAGGCGCAGGGAGCTGCAATCAAACCGATCTATGATATTCCAGGCTCTTATGGTGATCACACGCCTGGAAATATCAACTTGATGAACAGGCCGCAAGTAAAGAATGGTAACGATATTTCTACTGTTCTTTCTGCCTCATATGAGAACAACAAGGGCGAGACTGTTTTGATTCCTCTCGTCTCGAACGAGGGAAAGATTATGGACGTAGAGGAAGCTGTTCCTTATTGGGGTAACAAAGGCCAGAACCTCGGCGTTTTCCGTGGTCCCAATGCAAGGGAAAATGCGACGAAATACGCAGAAAACTTGCATCATCAGCAGGAAGGTCTCAAGACCTATGTCGGCAAGGATGGAAGCCGCATTCCGGTTCCCACTTATCTCCTTGATCGTCGTGCGCAGCTTGAAGCTGAACTTGGACATTACAAAGCTGTAGCCGAAGAAAAGAAAGCCGCGAGTGCAACGCAGTATGATACTCCCGCGACAATTCGTTACAAAGAACTCGATCGCCAGATTAGTCCAATTCTGAATGAATTGACTGCCTTTACAGGTCTGTCAGAAGATTTTCCGCGCCTCAAGGAGCTAGAAGATTTGATGGCGGAACAAGAAAAACTTAAGCCAGTTATGGCGGCAGAGGCACTTAATCGCCGTTCGCAGGGAGCACAGTAATGCCTATCGTTCCTAACTTGAACGTCTCGCAATTCGAACCCCTGCGTCGGCATGAACCGATACCGGAACTTAACCCCTCGCTTCTCGACACCACAAAGGCAGCGTTCGACCAAGAGAACGATGTCTGGGCGATGTACAAGATTAATCAGGAAAAAGCCTATCCCGCGCAGATGGGGTTTGACCTGATTAAATCGGCGAAGGCACGAGATGTTAATCCGGCTGACTTTTCGGAAGTTCTAAGTGAAGATGAACTCGATTTCCGCATTGCCAAAAAACGTCGTGAGGATGACAATCGCGCCATACTCAACGCGAGTGGCTGGACCGGTTACGCGGCTCAGATGGCGGCGGGGTTGGTCAGTCCAACTACGTTCATTCCTTTCCTTCGCGCCGAGACTGGTGTTAAAGCTATCGCTCTCGGCGGACTGAGTGTTCTGGCTGGTGCCGCGTCACAAGAAGCCACTCTCTATGCGAGTCAGGAAACTCGCACAAAGGGAGAGATGGCATTTAGTCTTGCTGCCTCTACGATCATCGGTGGCTTGCTTGGAGCTGCGGCACACACGATGTCCAAGTCAGTGGTCGATAAAATCGCGCATGATATGGTTAATTCGCCGAAAGAACCAACCATACATGAACCTATGCCGATGGGCGGAGACTTGAGTGCTAAAGAGAATGATACAATACTCAAGGACGTCGGTAAACTAAAGCGCGGGTGGGGAGCAGATAAGCTTGCATTCATGTCCCCCATCACCAGGGGATTTGAACAATGGAACGCTCCGGCCTACATTAAGGCACTCGGCGGTTCGTCTGAACTTCGCAAGACCACTGCCGGTTTCTCTCAAGCCGGTCTCTCCCTTCAGGGAAATGACAAGTTCGTAGCGGCCGCTGCGGGTGGTAACGTCGAAGACCTCAAGCGCACCTACGGCGTGGTTTCGTATCTGAGCCGCAAGGCAATCGACAATGCCTACATCGAGTACATTCTAGGCACAGACGCGAAAGGTTTCGCTAAGAAGTCTCGCGCAGTTCTCGCAGGTGCCCGCGCTGATGGTAAGCTAAACTACAATGAGTTCAAGCGTCAGATCACACTTGACATCTGGTCAAACTTCACCAATGAGAACGTCAATCCCTTCGTCCGCAAGGTCGCCAAGGATATTGACGCTAATGTCTATAAGAAACTCTACGATGAAGGTGTGCAGGTCGGACTATTCACCGGTGAGGAAAAAACAGTTGGTGATGAGAACTACGCCAACCGAGTTTATAACAACGAAGTCATCATGCGTAGGCATGAGGAATTTGTTGGCATTCTGAAGAAGAACCTCGCCGCAAAGTATCAGCAAGACTTCGCAAAGGAGTTTGAAAAACTCCGGGAGAAGATGCTGAAGGACAAGAAGATGTTCGAGGACATGGAACGTCCTTTGGCGGAAGTTCGGAAGCTGCGCGAAGAAATAAAGATGAAGGCGCAGCAGCTCGAAACGAACACCTCACTCGATGTGATCGAAGGTGTTGATGCTATGAAGGGAATTAAGAATGAGGTAAAGAATCTCACTAAGGAACTCGAGGACCTTAAGTCAACCAAACTTGATGGAGCTGATGTTGAAGGCTATCGTCGTCGTCAGGACCGCATGGATGAAATCCAAGCAGCGCTTAAGAGCAAAGCGCTCCAAGCCGATAACCTCAAGAAAAGCCTCGGTGAAGGACTTGATAATTACACAAAGGAACTTGGAGAGATTCGTCGTAGACTCGCCGCGCTGAGTCAGGCGCACGCGCTGAAGGATGAACGCCTCGCGCGCAAGATCGCCAAGATTGAAGCGAATGAAGACATGCAGGTTCAAACGATCCTGCGGGCACAGAAGCAACTTCAGAAGTTTGTGAAGATGCTGGACTCTGCTACTGATGATAAGCTCGATGAGGTGCTGTCGAAGTGGAAGACGCAGTTCGAACAGAACTCACAGAAGCTGACGAAGCTGGAAGAGAAGCGGTTTGAACTGGAAAAGGCGTCGGAACTCCCAGTTGATGGGCCGGACAATAATAATCCGCCCAAGCCCCCGCCGCCTGACGTTCCGCCAACTGACGTTCCGCCGAAGCCGCCTGTTGACACTGGCCCGGTTACACCGCCTGTGGAAGTTCCAAAGGCACCGACGCCGGAAGAAGTGAAGGCAAAGGTGGAAGCGGAAAATAAGATTATTGAAGAAACTAAGAAGGAACATTTCCTCAAGTCGCTGCCTGATCTTAAAGGGCTTGATCTTCAAGACCTCTCTGACTCGCAGCTTCTTCCCGCCTTTATGCAAGACATTCTGGACAATCCGAAGAAATTTGAGTACGTTCTTGACAACATCAAGAAAGGCTACATCTTTGCCAAGGATAAGATATTCCGGCAGGTCAAAAAGGCTGATGTAGAGGAAGCTAAACTTGCCTTGGCTGAAGCAAAGACTCTTTTTGATAAAGAAGAACAGGAGATCATCAAAGCTTTTGCTGGTAAAGCTACGGGCGAAAAGATCAACGGCGTAACTTTCGACGACGCTATGCTCAAGATAGACCTCAAGCTTGAAAAGGCTGAGGAATATGCTGCGGGTCTTGATCGTGCTTTGAAAAAAGCAGAGGCACACGCAGAGACGCAAGTTGAAGTTCCTCCGCCGAAAGCCATCACCGTAGATGAAGTTCCGCCGCTGCCTGTTGTTGAACCGCCAAAAGTCAAGAAGGCAAAGGTTATTCCTGACGCGGAGACAAAACTCAATCCAGACCTCAACATCGCCGTCAATCATTGGACCACGGCAAATGAGGCTCTTGCTTGGCTTATCAAGCACAGTAAAGATGATTACAATCTCATCGCACAGCGACTGAAAGGTCGTATTGACGATGCAAGTTTCTACGTTGTTGATGGCACTGAAACTCATCCGGGCCTCAAGAACGAATTTGCTTATATGAAGCAGAGAAACTGGATTGGTATGTACTCTACGGTTACTGAGTTTGGAAAGGTAAGAGCAGCACTATACTTGCGTAAAGATGGTGGCATTACTGAGATGACACTTTTGCATGAACTTATTCATGCTGCCACCAACTCCAGAATTCGTTTTGGTAACGACATCAAGAATAAAAATACTGCGTTAGGTAAACTTGTCAAGGAGTTGGGCGATCTTCATAAGGTTGCTTTAGAGGCTATTAATAAAGATATCAACGCGCCATACAAGGCAAAGTATGCCGTTGGTAACTTCCGCGAGTTGGCGACTGTCATGCTCACAGAAGCGCCTGTCCGCGAATATTTCCGCAAGGTTCCTTACAAAGGCAAAACTGTTTTCTCAGAATTCGTTCGTGTACTGCGGGATATTCTCGGCATTCCAAAGGAAGAAGAAAATGTCTTCACGGCGATCATGGACCTTACTGATCGAATCGTGAAGCAGAAGAATCCCTTGCCGACTGAAGGCATAAAGTACGGGTCGGAAGATTATCAAGTCATTGATCAAGAACTTTCTGGCTCAGTTGCAGACGCACAGAAAAACTTTGACGACTGGTTTGCTGAGTCGAAGGTGGTGGACGATGAGGGGAAGCCAAAGATACTTTATCACGGGACTGATAAAGATTTTACAGAATTTAGCAAAGGTAAAATTGGCGATAAAGGACTGATGAATAACGGTTTTTTCTTCAGTGAAAGTCCTGACGTAGCTACTACCTATTCTATGTGGAATGTTAATAGAGATTTTGAAGGAGAAATAACACCAAAATTACTTGATCGTATCAAGCATAACTTTGGACTTGATACCCCACGCCCGCGTATTATGCCTGTTTACTTGTCAATAAAAAACCCAGCGATAATTACAGCACTTTCGGATTTACCTACTGATACAAGGGGGCTTAAAGCTCTCGGTCATGATGGTATTTTAGTTAAACGGGAACGCGGGCCAAACGTCTGGATTGCATTTGAACCTACGCAGATCAAATCTGCTATCAGCAACTCTGGCGCATACTCGAAAAAGAACGCTCACATTTCCGGTGCTCTCGGCGAAGACCCGGCAATGAAGATCGAAGACTCGATGGAGAAGGTCATCGCTAAGATGGACAGTCTCGCCGAGAAGATTGACAACCTTGACAGTATGGATCGTGAAGCTTGGCGCGCCGAAGTTGAAGACATGATGCGTGAACTTGCGGATACTCACGCGAAGATCAACGCCAAGCGAGCTGTGCGGAATGAAAAGCTTTGGAAGAGTGTGGAACAACTCTCGCCCGAGGCACGAAAGGCTAAGCTTGACGCGTTGAAGCTGAAGTCGAGTGACCGCCCGAAGGACTTCATTCATCGGTGGAATACCAAAGGGGAACTGAACATCACTAAGAGTGATGGCGGGGATTTACTAAAGGGCGAGGCCAACTTTGATAATTACGCCGAGGACATTGCGAGGCAAACGGTCACAAAGATACTTGGAACTGATCGTCGGCTTGCGTACTCGGATATTATTCAGGCAGAGCGTGGGCCAGAACTTGCCCGCACGCTGAATATTCCGAGTCAGGAAATTTCAGATTTCCTGGAGACAGACATCGAAAAGCTTGTTTCGACCTACACTCGTACCGTTGGCTCGGACCTGGCCATCGCGCGAGTCTTTGGCTCAGCTGATGCCGCAGAGGCATTCAAGCGACTCGGCGACGAACGGCAACTGATGCTCAAGAAGATTGAGACACTGACGGATAAGAACGGGAAGCCACTCTCGAAAGAAGAAAAGGAAAAGCTGAGTTACGAAACCCATAAGTTCTATGATGCCGGAAAGAAAGACCTCGAGGTTCTTCTCGAACGCGCCAAGAGCATGAGAGGGTTGCCGAAGGATGCTGACTCATTCAGCGCCCGCGCAGCGAAGACGGCGATGGACCTTAATTACCTGCGGTTCATGGGCGGTGTTGTGGTGAACAGTGTGGCTGACGTGGCTCGGCCAATTATGAAATATGGCTTGACTCGCACGTTCCGCGATGGTATCATTCCTTTGATCCAGAACTTCAAGTTGATCCGTATGTCGCAGAGGGAAGCAAGACTGGCCGGAACCGCCCTCGACATGGTGATGCACACTCGCGCCAACTCAATGATGGACATCTTCGATGATGCCTATCGCGGAACCATTGCGGAGAAGGGAATTCATTACCTTTCTACTCGCATGGGCGCGATTGCACTGTTTGATCAGTGGACCGTGGCGATGAAGGAATTCACCGCTGGCATTGCCAATGCGAAGCTTCTTGACTCTATCGGCATGGTAATGGGTGAACCGGCCTCGGCGGCGGAACTCAAAAAGGCACAAGAGTTTCTCGCGCGAAACAACATCGACGCGGAGATTGCTTCGACGATCTGGAGTGAAGTTACAAACGGTAAGGGCGGAGGCAAGATTAATGGGGTGTGGCTGCCGAACACTGAAAACTGGAACATCGCCGATCCACAGGTTGCAAGAGCGCGCCGGGCCTATCGGGCTGCTCTTGGCGGAGAGATTGACTCGACGATCATCACGCCAGGATTTGAACGTCCGAATTGGGTAGACTCCAGTGTCCCGGCTCGAATGCTCGCGCAGTTCAAATCCTTTGGACTTTCCACGGTGCAGAAGACCATCATGGCCGGATTGCAGGAACATGATGCCGCGGCACTCAATGGTACTATTGCATCGCTTGCCCTCGGTATGCTTTCCTATTACATCTGGGCTACGGCGGCGGGTGGTGATGCACAGGCAAAAATGCAGAAGTCTATTGCCGAAGGGAACTGGGAAATATGGGCGGATGAAGCCATCGCAAGGTCCGGCGTGACTGGTGTTATCAGTGATGCTCAAAAGTACGCTCATCGCATTCCGGTCCTGCGCGATTACACTTCCTTCAGTGGAAGTGATACGACTCGCCGGGCGGGAGGCGATCTTACGGAAAGCGTCCTCGGTCCTTCGTTTGATCTTCTTGAAAAGGCTCATGGACTTGTCACCGGGATCGATGATCCCACGAAACAAACCCTTCATCTCGCGCGGCAAATGCTACCCCTGCAGAATGTTTTCTATCTGCGCTGGTTGCTCGATCAAGTTGAAAAATCAATCAATCTTCCTGAACAGAGGGCACAATGACAGTAGCAACTGAAACGGCGACGATCACCCACACAGGGAATGGAGTGCTGACTGGATTCAGTGCTCCGTTCAAGTTCCTGTCGAATGATGATCTTCAAGTTATGCAGATCACAATTTCGACTGGAGCGGCGACCATCTTGACTCCATCGCAGTATTCTGTGACTGGGGCTGGAAGCGAGAACGGCGGGACGGTTACGATCACTCCGGCGATCTCGGCGCTTTATAAAATCAAGATCGACCGTATTGTGCCGATGACGCAGGATACGGACCTGGAACGGGAAGGCGGGTTCTTTCCTGAGGTGATCGAAGCGCAGCTGGACCGGATTGTAATGATGGTGCAGCAGCTGGATGCGGCTCTTGCGGACGCAACTGGAAATGGAATTATTTCCTCAATCGCAAGGAACGTGGCCGGACCTGCATCTTCGACGATCGGCCGCTTCGCTTCGTTCAATGTCGGCACAGGCAATTCCCTGGCGGATAGTGGCTTCGCCGCTGCGGACTTTGCCCTTGCCGCCCACACTCACGCAGATGCCTGG